TTAATTCCTCGGCTCTATATGATTATTTAGTTTTGTTTTTTCTTAGAGAAGAGAATGAAATCTCTTTGGATTCTGCAGATATTTTGCTGCTAACTGTTGGCATTCCGTCCAGTGTCACGTTTCTCTGTGCCGTTGGAACAGTCAACCCTTTCTTGGTCTTTTTAGTTTTAGCCGTAGGAGTAAAGTCAACAGCAGATTGATCTGCAGCTTCACTTACTGCCTTCTTTCTAAAGCTGCTAAGTGGTTTAGCAGGAGCAGCGGATTTCTGTTGACCACACTGACATGCACTCACACCTCCACATGCGCAATCCTTTTCACCGTATGCATTTTCAATCTTTTGACCTGGAGTTGTTGCAATCGCATGGTCTCTATATTCGTCAGTACCAACTAACTGCATTTCAAACAACGAATCGATGTCTTCTTTTACAGGAACGCAGTTAGGCACCATCTTTTTGCCTTTTTTCTTCATTCCTTTTTGAGCATATCCAGTCCAGCAGGCTTCTTCTACGTTTTCTTCGTGAAGATCTTTATCTGCTCCGCCATATGTTCCCTTACCTTTAGTAATGTAAGAGTTCACTCTAGCCATACCCCACTGTTGTGGTGTAGTTCCTGGACGATGACCCGAGTTCCATGCAGCCACACCACGGCGATATACTTTACGAAGCGTGCCAATAGAAATCCCCGACTTTGATGCCTTTGCTGCTAGAGAGGTATCTGATGCGGCTTCGTCTAGTTCAGCTTCTTCGTTCTTTGGTTTGACTCCACGCTTCTTCATGTTAATAGCAATCGCTGCCTGTTGAGCAGGAGAAGAAGCCTCGCCATACATTTGATGGAACTTCTTCGTGTGCTTGCTTAACTTTGTCTTAGCAGTCGCATCACCTGGAGCTGGTTCATAGGCACGAGGATCGCTGTCAGAAAGTTTATCTTTTTCTTTCCAATGCGCAGCTCTGGCTTTTGCCGTTGATGAGCTTAAACCTGAAACATATTTCTTTGGAAGACCAGATTCTTTGTCTTTTGGAACAGATTCTTTTATTTCTAATCCAAGAGTTACTAGTCTTTCTAGTAGCTGTTCAATCTGAGAAGCAAACATAATTTGCTCCATGTCAGAAGATTCATTTAGATTGATCGAGTTGTTGAACTTGAAGCAGTCATAGTTCTCAGACAGCTTTTCAGCTTTTAGAAACTTCTCGATACGCTTACTTTCTACGAGTGGATCGTTTCTCATGGAGTTGCGAATGCGACTGACTTTGTTAGCTACAGAAACATGTACATAATCGAATTCGTACCCTTCAAGAATATGCTTGATCATTTCAATCTTATCAAAATCTGCAACGCCATTGATAACAATATTTTGATTGTTTTCTGCAACATATGCAGAACCAGAAAGAATCCGATCAGCCTGAACTTCAGTTAAGTCAAAGCGCGAGAAGATATTCTTTAGAACATAATCCTTGCCGCTGCCTGGACCACCAAGCAAGAAAATACCGACTGGAGAAACCGATTCTTTCATTTGCATACCTGCTTTCACTTTGTCGTGAATTTCTGCCCCGACCTTTGGATCACTGTAATGACTTACAAACTCTTTCTTCTTTCCAGCTGATGCAAGACCACGCAGCTTTGAGGCTGACATTCCTTCAGCACCTTCTGCGTCTGGATCACGATGACCAGCAGAAACAACATTGACCTTTTTGATCTTTGGATATTCTTTTTCGCGATAGTTGTTCAATAGCTTGTGAAACTCACCGACTCGATCAGATCCAACAACCATGGTCACATGGGTATGTCCCTTACTTTCTAGATGCTTCATTGCATCAATAGCTGTGCGAACATCAGGATGTGATGCAACATGAGCAGTTGGGAACAATTTCTTCATTGCACCAACTTTATCTTCATGCGACATAGGATTCTTTTTCTTATCCTGTGAGTGTGATGGGAAGATGTAGTGCTTACCACCAGTTTCCTCAGCATTTTTTTGAACAGCCGAGACTAGTTTTCCATGTCCAGCTTCTGTTGGCGGATTAAATCTGCCAAAAGTGAATGTTGCGTTCGACATTACTTTTCTCCACGCATCGCCGCATTTTTCAGCAAATTGGCTTTAGAGAATGCTGGACGATTGACGACCTTCAATCCACCACCAACATATCCTTCACCACCAGAGGCTTTCCCACCAATGCGAGTATGGAAGCCACCGCCACTAGCACTAGACTTATCTAGGGCATCTGCAAGATGGTTGGTCGCTTGTTGGACATGGTGATGAATCTCGAATGATTTGTCGAAGGATTTCTTGTTCTTATCGACATGAGCCAGTGCCGCAGTCTTTTCTGCAGTCTTTGCGGCTTTGGTTGAATCCATCTTGACGCCTTCAATCTTCTTATCGTGGGCAGCGGCTAGATGAGTCTTATAACCAGCGGTGCTCGGCTTTTCGTCATTGCGCACAGTGGAATTAATGTAGGTGCGAAGAGAAGTTTCGTGTCCAGAAAGGTGTGCATGACCATGGTCTTTCATCAGGCTTTGAGCAGCAGCGATATGCTTGTTGATGACCTTTTTATCTTCTGGATGCAGTTCGCGCTCTTTACCAGACACAACATGCTGGACTTGGTGAACGTCTGGATGTTCTTGGAATCCAGCCATGCTTGTAATAGGATGTGCGGTTCTTTCTGGACCCCTGAGTTCAGTATGAACAACCATACTCACCTTGGACTTCTTTAGTTTCTGCCCTTCTGCGGAATTTACTGGAGTATGATATTCGACAGTATTCGGCGTGTGGCCAATGTGCCCACCTTCTTCCTTCCGAGTCTCTGGGTGAGACATGTAGCCGCCCTGATATTCTCCCGCTTTCTTTGGAAGAACCTTACCAGCATGCTTCAATAGAGTATTGAGCGGTCCAGCCAGATATGGCTTGTGACCATGCTGCTTTTCGATGTCTGAAGAAGAGAAATTATAAGTGGAACCAGATCCCTTATACTTTACGCCAACCTTGCCTTCCTTGGTGCGGACAGCTTGGAATGACATCTTGTCGTCGATCTTGCGAGTAATTGGAGTCTTTCCTGAGACAACTCCCTTTAGAGTGCTGACTGCATGATGCGCCGCTTCAGGGCTATCAAAGGTGCGGTCTGCAGGGTGTTCAAGATGTTGGATTCCACCAGTTAATTTGGCGGACTCAGTAAGGAAACTGCTAAATGTGAACATATTCACTCCACTCTGTGGGATTATGTTCTATTTAGTAATTTTGTTAGCTTATGATATCGTTGATCGTCTCTTGAAGGGTATATTTTGGCTCATATCCGAGAGCCTCCAGCTTGGAATTATTCATATAAAACGACCGAGACGACTGAACTTTTTTATGAAATTCCTTCTGCTCAATCATATTAAACTCGCTGGTCGAGTTTAGTTTAGCCTTTGCGTACCACAAAATGTCACCGAAGACTATCGCGTTTCCGTTTCCAATATTGTAGATCTCGTTCTTTTTACCCTTAGTCACAACTAAATCAATCGCACTGGCGCAGTCTCGAACGTCAATATAGTCGCGGTAGAAATGCCCAGAGTCATAAAGGCTGATAGGCTTATTTTCTTTTATTTCGCCAAGTAGATACTGTAGAGCATTTTTAGTTGGAGCAACCTTGGAATCATTCTTACCAAGTACATTTCCTAGCCTTAGAATACGATAGTTCAGACCAAAAGTCTCACAGTATGAAATGAGAAGCTGTTCGGCAGCTCTCTTTGTGATGGAATAGAACCCTTTCGGGTTGCATGAGTCGGTCTCTGGAATACCTCTTGAGCCTTCCCCGAAGCCTGAGTCCTGTCCATATACAAACCATGAACTGATAAAATTAAAACATCCAGTATCGACTTGCTGAACTTTACGATAATTATCCAGCACCTTCATTAACACTACTAGATTAGTATTGATATCCACCAGAGGATCGGTATGTACATTATAATTATCAACAGTGCTAATAAAATAAACAACGTCTTCAACCCGAACGCTATAATCTTCTCTCGGTGTAATGATACACTCGCTTTCAGTCGTTCTAACATACTCACTCCCGACAAAACCAGTTCCGCCGAAGATGTTGACTATTTTCATTAATATCCGCCAGTTGCCTTTACTTCGTGAACAGAAACTTCACTTGCCCAAGAAGCCAAGACCTTTTCGTAATACGCAAATACTTCCTCGCCATAATGCGGAGGGCATCCAACGAAGAATACGTTACTCAATGCCTTGTTAGCATTTGGGTAATCAGCTGCGTTATCGAGGTGCTTATACCCAGGATGCAACAGAATATTGCCAGCAAAGTAATTGCGAGTCTGAATTCTATTGGCTTCAAGGAAGGCTTGCAGCTTTTCCTTTAGTTCTGGAGTTTCAGTGATTAGTGGAACACCAAACCAACTTGGATCCGACTTTTCAAGTTTAGAAGCAGCGCGAACACCAGGAACATACTTCTCAATCAATTGTTTGATACGTTCAAAATTCGCACGACGCTTCACGTCGATCTCGTCGATCTTCTTGAGCTGTTCAATACCAATCGCGCCCTGAAGATCAAGAGGCTTTAGATTATAACCCATGTTGACAAACAGATACTTGTGATCAATGATTCCGTCGTAGCCTTCTAGCCACTTATCAAAACGGTTCCCACAAGTGCCACAAGCCAAGAGATTAGCAGAGCCGACGCAACGGCAATCCCGACCCCACCAAGAAACTGACCGAGCGGTGTTGATGAGAGTTTCGTCATTACAGCAGACCATGCCGCCTTCACCAGTCGAAATATGGTGAGCGGGATAGAAAGAAGTTGTCCAAGCATAGTAATAATCCGTCAGTTGTTTGTTGTCCCAACGTGTGCCGAGGGAATCGCAGTTGTCACCGAGTAGAATTAACCCACGACGCTCACACAGTTCCTTGAGGAAGTCCATGTCAGGAGGATTACCAAGAACTGGTGAAACAAAGATCGCTTTTGTACGCTCAGTAATCTTTTCTTCAATTTTAGTCAGATCAAAGTTCAGCGTGTTCATTTCAATATCAAGGAATACAGGCTTCAGATTGTTCTGAACCAGAGGAGCAATGGTAGTTGGAAAGCCGACAGGCGATACGATGACTTCATCGCCATCCTGCCAGCCCAGATGCTTCTTGATAGCAGTGACAAGAACAAGATTAGCCGATGAACCAGAGTTCACCATGTGAGCATGCTTGACGCCAAACTTGCGCTGAAAAGCAACTTGAAATAATGCAACCTTCTCACCTGAGACCAGCCAACGACCAGTCAGGAATGACTTGACTGCGGCTTCTACTTCTTTGTTATCCCAATATGGGCCAGAGTAGAAAACTGTGCTCTTTTCTGGATCAAAGTCTTTGCAATTATATGCATACTTTGGAGTTCCAACAGCAGCAACCAATTCTGAAATCATGTTGTCAATCATATATCACCTTATTGTCAAAATCTTTTTCAAATACTTACCATAGTCCGACTTCTTATACTTATCAGCCGATGCCTCTAATTGTTCCTGAGAGATCCAACCATTACGATAAGCAATTTCTTCTGGGCATGCAATCATTGTACCAGTACGACGCTGAACTGATCCAACAAAAGTCGATGCCTCTGCCAATGATTCAAACGTCCCTGTATCAATCCAAGCAATACCACGATTTAAATACTCAACATGAGCATTGCCATTCTTGACGTACAGCTTGTTGATGTCAGTAATTTCAAGTTC